AATGGTTCACACCAGTGGTACAGCGCCAACAACTCCAGCTATCGGTGACTTATGGTTCGATGATGGTGATGGAACATTATCAGTCTACTATAATGATGGCGATAGTAATCAATGGATTGTTATCACGGGTGCCGCTAGTGCAGGTGGCGCAGCTCCAGCTAGAGTTTCAATCGGTTCAGCCGCACCTGTTAACCCAGGCGTAGGCGACTTATGGTTTGATGATGAAGACGGTACATTATCTGTTTATTACAATGATGGCGATAGTAATCAATGGCTTCAAGCAGCGGGAGCAACAGCTTCTCGTGGTGGCGTATCAGTGTTCTCAGAAGCTACTGCACCAGTGGGTGCTAATTATGGCGACTTATGGTATGACACGACAGACGGTACACTATCAGTTTACTATTTTGACGGAGACTCAGTGCAATGGGTTGTCGCAACTGGTCCAACTAGTGTTGGTGAACCAAATACAATTATTTCAGACGGAACAAGCGGTGAAGATATCGTCGCACTTTCAATAGCATTAGGATAAAGACATGGCAAAGAAACTAATTTCAAGATACACTTTTGATCCGGTTAACGATACTGTAATACTCGACGGAATTTATGCACTTGAACGTATTCTTCTTATTACAAACACGTCAACGAATGATACTATCTTTCAATTCAATAGTACTACAAAAGGTATTGTAAGTCATTCGGTATCCGCCGAGAATAAATCAACAACACTAGTCTTACAAAATGACTGTGATGGTATGACTGCTAATGACACGTTACAATGTTTTGTTGAGATGGATTACCAGTTTATGGAGCCAAGCGAAAGCTTTGTTGATCCTGTTAATAAACTTCGTGTTACTAACCCACAAAACTTGATTGACACCGACTTCGAATATGGTCTACAAGGATCTAAATGGGAAACACTTGAACTAGTTAACAACATACCAGGCTTTTATGCTAACCAAGCAGACTACATTCTACCAGATGTTATTTCAGTGCAGACAACTTCAGGTGCAGAAAACATTACCGTTTCTACACTTGACAACCACGGCATTGCTGTTGGTTCACCTATTGATGTTCAAGGGCTTGGTGTTCGTACCGCTGAAGGTAAGTTCCTCGTAACTAAAGTTCCTTCACCTACTTCTTTTGTATACAAATCTAAAGGTGTTCAGCAAAGAACTGAAAACTTAGTAGGTTCATATACGACTATTACTCCTGGTCAGTTCTATGCTGCATCACAAATTAATTTTGACCAATCTTTAGGACTAGCTACAGATGGTGCAACACAATCTACTCTAAAAATAACTACAGACTATACACACGGCTTTGATATCGGGTCTAGTTTGTACTTTACTAACACAATCGGTTCTACTACATTCAATATTCCAGAAGGCACTGGTTCACCTGCTCCAGATGGATCTATTTACATTGATTATGAAAATACTACGTCTAAAGCATTTACGCTTAATAGTCAATTAACTGAAACTAAAGAAATGATTGGTACATATGCACATAAGTTCGGTGCATCTGCAATCAACCCGATTGATAATACTATTACTTGGCCTAATCACCAATTAAGAGCAGGTGACGTTTTACTATTCTCACCATCAGCTGGAGATACACCTCCAGGTGGATTATTTAGATTTGAAGTCTACTATGTTAAATCAACACCTACTGCAAATACAATAACATTGTGTGAAACAACAGGTGGTAACTATGGGTCAAACCCAGTTATCGATATCACTTCTCAAGGTACAAGTGATTATGGTAGACACGAATTGTTATTGGGTTATGAAATTTCTAGATTAGAAAAAAGAGCGAATGATTACAATAATTATCTTCATACAAGATATTCTATCGACGGATCAGGCTCTGGTTGGGATCTAATATCTAAAGGTCAAACAACTTCAAGAGGTAGAAGCGGGTACTTTGGTCTAGGTGGAGTATATCCAAATCGTGTAGTCGCATTAGGAAGACGTGGTTATAATGCTGACACGAATCACTTTAATCTCTCTTACTTCCCATATTACTCTACTGCTGTGAACCCTGGGTTCACTACTAGAAAAAGTGCTACTGATGGGTACGAGTTTATTGAAGATTTTAAACTTTTCGAAAACTATCAAACTGTAGGTAGAAACAACTGGCACTATTTTGATAATAATGGAATTATTCGTTTATATGTTTCTGGTGGATATAACTATAGCTTGTCACAAACTACTAACCTAGCAGACGATACTGTATTCTTTTTCCCACTAGATAAAGATGCAGAAGCAGATACATTCTATGCATCAAATCATGGGCTAGGTGATAATACTGATGTGACATTTACGACTACCAGTGGACAAAGCGTTAGAGCAAGAGTTGACACATCAAACAACTATAACTCAAACCCAGTATTTGCTACATTCTCATCTCCATATCAAGATAGAGTAAGAGTAATTTCTACAAATAGATTTAGATTGCAGAATGCTTCTAGGCTTCATACTGCGTCTGGTGTATATTCTACGATTGGTGCTAGAGTTAATCCGACTGCAGATTCGATATATCTAGGAGATTATGATTTAGTAGACGGTGAGGAAATGACGTTTACCGAAGGTGCTGATGCATTATTCCCAACTACTTTAGGTGGAGCTATTGAACCTGACAATAACGGTACACTTACTACAATTTATAACTCAGTAAAATCTACACTAGATGCCGCTAGAGTAACTATGGGTTCTGAAGCCGGACTATTGTACTATAATGGGTTTGCTCACTACTATCCATTTAATAGCTATAATGACACTTTTGATGGCGGTAGACAATACTTTTATGCCCAAATGAGTGGAGTTAACGTATATAGTCCAGTATTTAATACTATCAGTGATAGTTTGTCTAATGACAACTTTGCAACTGGCACAGAATATGCACTATTTGCCGGGACCTCACTAGAAGGTAAAGGTTACAAACTAATAACCACACCTTGGACTCAAAACACAACAACGCCATATCATGTTAACATTTTTCAAATACCAGCTGATCAAGATGTTTTGGGGGCAAATAGTTATAGTAGACTTTATTTAAGTGGTTATTCATATAACTATTCTGGTAGCGTTAGTATAGATAATCGACAAAATGATTATAACACATCTGGCGCATGGAACTCTCTAGGCAATGGGTGGAGATATGAATATGAAGCGATGTATAGGGCTCCAGATAGTACATATCACGGATATATTTCTTTAACTGTTGTAATCGATAACTCTTCCTGGTCTGGATATTATCCTAACTATGATGGCGATATTAGATATTTGGGCTCATCAAGTAGATCAGTCCTTATGCAAGAAAGTAGTAACCGAGCGGGTCAAAGATATGTTATTCATGCTCTACTACCAATCAAAGCAGGTAGTGTGTCAGGTAATTACTCTCTTTCAACAGGAGGTACTGTCTTACCAGCGGCTACATTAGCAAACAATATCGCAACTGATATTAGTAATACTTTAACTAGATCAACATTAACTTCAGGTCAGTCAGAAACTGTTTATGCAAAAGTCGTGAACGGAACAAGAATATCTTTAGCTAATGCATCAGGCGTAACTTATGATTTCACAAACTCTGGTAGTGGACCATTTACTCTTAAAACAGCAGAAAGTATCGGTGGTGCAGATGGTTATTATGATGTTACACAATCTACAGAAACTGAAATAGACTTTTCTTTAGGTAATGAAGTTCCAAAAAGAGTAGTAAATTTTACAGATGCTTCCCTTGTAGTGTTTGAAGGTGTTGATCATATTAGTGCCACTGAGCATAGATTTCAATTAGGCCAAAAAGTTACATATGCTTCTACAAGCGACGATAGTATTATTGATGGTCTGAATGAAGATACTGATTATTTTGTAATACCAGTTGGTCCAGATTATCTTTTACTGGCTGAAACTTACGAAGCCGCAATTACAGATAGTCCATTGGCAATTTCTGTTAATGCAAACAATGTTGCACCAAATACGTACACTCTCACATCTGGAGCAATATCTGGTATTAGTCCAGGTGATGGTCTTGTAGATATTACTGAAGGCTCAAGTAAAATCATAGGTGTGGACACACTATTTAAGAGATACTTTAAACCAGGAGATACTATTAGATTTGCAGATACAAGTAGTGTTCCGACACTTTACTATGAAGGTGTTGTTGCTACAGTTATTGATGATACAGAACTATCACTAAATTCTCCTGCCAGAATTACTGAAACAGAAACTAGCTACTTTGTAGAAACACAAATTAACGTAAGACCAGATGGTTCGTTCCTACATAGACCGTTTGACGGTGGTGTTGAAATTAACGCTGGTACTTCACCGAATAGTTCTATTGTTCGTCAAACTCGTAAGTACTTCCGTTATCAGTCTGGTAAAGGCATTCAAGTTTCTCTTGCGATTAACTTTAATCCGTCTAGGACTGCTCTTAGAATTGAATCGTCTGGGACAACTGCAACTGTACACACCGAATACCCTCACGGAATTATTGTAGGGAATTCATGCACGGTTAAAGGTTGTGATGATGTTACATTTAATGGCACATTTGTCGTTACTTCAAAGACAGACTTTACATTCTCATACACACTACCTTCAACTCCATTGTCAGAAGTACCTAATGGTATTATTAGATATAATATAACTGCATGGGCAAACAGCTTAGTTAGGTCAGGTCTATTTGATTATCAAAACGGAATGTTCTTCGAGTTTGATGGTACTCAATTATACACTGTAAGACGTTCATCTGTTACTCAGTTACCAGGATCTGTTAATGCTCAATTTGGCTCAAATAAGATATTTGGTAATAACACATCATTTGTGGGGCAATTAGCGCAAGAAGACTTTGTAGTAATTCGTGGGATTAGCTATAAAATTACTAAAGTTGTAAGTGATACGGAACTTCATATTCAACCTTCATACAAAGGTATTACTACATCTAAGATTATTGTTACTAAGACTGAAGATGCTAGAATACCACAAGATGAATGGAACGTTGATATTTGTGACGGAACAGGTCCATCAGGATTTATTCTTGATACTACTAAAATTCAGATGGCATATATCGACTACTCATGGTACGGTGCTGGTAAAATTCGTTTCGGATTTAAAGACACATATGGTCATGTAAAATATGTCCATGAGTTCATTCACAACAACGTTCTTGAAGAAGCATATATGCGTTCTGGTAACATTCCAGGTAGATATGAGATTTTCAATAACGGGACGCCGACATTTGTTCCAGGTCTATTCCACTGGGGTACATCTATCATCATGGACGGTAAGTTTGATGACGATAAAGCGTATCTATTTACAGCGGCATCTAACTCACTCACATTTACTAACGGTGACACAACAACAGCAAATACTAATGCCCAATCGATTTTGGTTAGATATTATAACTATGGATTGAGACAATATGATTGGTACGTTAGATTACGATTCCCATCATCAGCTGGGGCAGCTTTCTCTACTAACACTCCATTGTATACTGCAGACGAAGCATTAAGTGGTGAACAAGTTACATTTACACAGTATTCTGGTAGTAACATTTATGTTTATATTTTCATGCAAACATCTTCGTATCGTAATCCACCTGCGGTTTATCCAAATGTGACTAGTGGCACAGAAGTGAATATTGGTGCGCCTGCTGGCGGTGGTTCAGATGTTGACTTGACAAATGCAGTACCATTGATTAGTATTCGACTTGCCCCTTCTGTTGACAACAACTTGTCAGGTGCAGTAGGTGCTAGAGAGATTATCAATAGAATGCAATTGCAATTGAAGTCTCTTGGTATTACACTATCACATGACTGTAACGTTGCTCTAATTCTAAATGGCTCAGTCGATAATGTTACTTACTCAATTGTGGGTTCACCTTCATTGTCAGAACTATTAAAACACAATGCTGGTGATCGTGTGATTGGTGGCTCGGAAATCTTCTCATTCCGTGCTTCTGGTGGTACTGAAGATGCGAATGGTAAGAGATTACCCGTTACATCAGAATTTGATCTAGCGCAGATCACCGACTTAGGTAACTCTATTCTAGGTGGCGATGGGGTCTTCCCGAACGGTCCTGACTTGTTAACAATTGCTGCGGTACCTATCGATACGTCTCAAGTTAACTCAGCATCACCTCTTGTTATGGCTGGTCGTATTACTTGGACTGAATCGCAGGCTTAAGGGTTGACATAAATAAAAAACTATGATATAGTTAAGAATACAAATAGGAGAATTACATGGCTACGTATAATCACACTTTAACATTGACTAAAGCGACACCAACGGTGAGAGAATCAGATGGATTCGTAACCCAATGGGATATCGCTGTAGAATACGCTTATGCTGGTGAAGGAGACAATCCAGCTTGGACTAATACGTACACTCATTCTTGGGAAGTTGTAGAGCCTAGTAAAGTGCCTAATGGCTACACTAAAGCACAATTGGTTTCTGAAATGCCTAATATTATTAGTGATTCTATTTTCGATACTCATTACGAAGCGTTTAATCCTGGTAGTGCAGTTACTGAGTCTTCTGTGGATGATTTTAGTTTGGATGATTTAGCAAGCGATTAATAAAATTGAATTGATTATGAATTGAAGAGGTTATAATGACACATAAATATGATGGTGAAAGAAACACTGTATTTCTTTTGAGTGGTGGAGCAGGTAGAATTGTAACAGCAATTCCTGCACTCGAAAAGTATGCTAGATTAAATCCACAAGATGATTTCAAAGTTCTTATCTACGGATGGGCTAGTCTGTATTGGAATCATCCTATTCTACAAGAAAGAACATTTGATGCCGATCAAAAAGGTATCTTTGATCTTGTGATTAAGAATAGCAATCTGTATCAGCCAGAACCCTATCATCGTTGGACATACTACAATCAACAAAAATCTTTGATTGAAGCATTTGATGAAGAAATCAATAGTACGAATGATCATAGTGATTTAACAAAGCCTAATCTATATTTGCATTCAAACGAAAAGAACTCTGCAAAAGCTTACTTAGATAATCTTCGCAAAGAGTTTAAACGTAATAAGGTTGTTATCTTACAGCCCTTCGGTGCTACTGCTAACGTTAATGAAGAAGGCATATTTTCGGATGATACTCAACGTAGCTTAAGCCCAGACACATATTTAAAAATTGTAAAGAAGCTTCCAAAGACTTGGGGTATCTTGTTTATGGGTCCTAGTCAACTTATTAATCAAGACGATAAGAATACTCTTGTACCACAGAGCTTAGATATGCGTTCTTGGATGGGTATTATTAACGAAGCTGATTATTTTGTAGGGGTTGATAGTCTAGGTCAACACATTGCTAGATCATTTGATAAAGATGGTCTTGTAATTATGGGGTCGACATTTGAAGATAATGTGTCGTATCCAGATCACTTTAAATTCTATCGAAATAAAAATGCACATGCGAAATATAGTCCAATACGTATTGGAGGGCTAGATGGTCAAATGGCAGATCGTTTGAATGATGAAGTTATGAACTTTAGTGAGAACCAGATAGATGACATTGTTAGAATCATCAAAAAGAATATTCGTTAACGGGGCATTTGACTTAATACATCTTGGTCACCTAGACTTGCTAAAACATGCGGCAAGTCTTGGTGATTATTTGGTTGTAGCCATTGACACTGACGAAAGAATACGCTATAATAAAGGTAATGATAGGCCAGTAAACAACTTGCTTACTCGTAAGTCAATTATGGAATCATTTCGATTTGTTGATGAAGTAAAAGTATTTGGTACAGATCAAGAGTTGATTGATACTATAAAATCATACTCACCGCATGTTATGGTGAAGGGTTCTGACTGGCGAGGTAAGAGAGTTATAGGTGAAGAGTTTTGCGATGAAGTGCATTTCTATGAAAGAGTAAACGATGAGTCAACTACAAAAACCATTGAAGATTTTATTAATAGGCGATAGTTGCTACGATTACTATCATTATGGCAAGGTTAATCGTATATCGCCCGAAGCACCAATTCCAATTCTAGACCTTCAAAAGACTGTTAAGAAACATGGAATGGCATCAAACGTCTATCAAAATCTACAAGCCCTGGGTGCAGACGTTTACATAAAAACACAATTCGTAGAAAATAAAAGAAGATTTGTTGATATTAAAACTGGTCAACAACTTTTACGTGTTGACGAAAAGCTAAATGACATAGACACTATTGAATATGATGCAGAGGTCATATACTCAGAATATGATCTAATAGTCATATCTGATTATGATAAAGGATTTGTGTCCGATAAAACTATTCTTTCTATACGACATGTTTACGATGGACCTATATTCTTAGATACAAAGAAAAGAAACCTGGGCGCATTCAAAGATATCTTTATTAAGATCAATCAACATGAGTATGAAAACACAAGCTATCTTCCACCTGATCCTCAATCATTAATTGTCACGTATGGTTCAAAAAAAGTAGTATGGGGAGATAAAGAGTTTCATCCACCTAAAGTAGATACGTATGATGTGTGTGGAGCTGGTGATACATTTCTATCAGCCCTTGCGTTTGATTATATACATACAAAAGATATGGAAAGTGCAATTAGCTTTGCTATGAAAGCATCTTCTATTACAGTTAAGCATTCAGGAGTCTATGCACCTACACTAAAGGAGATACATAATGAGACTTGAAGGTGAAGTAGAAAAGGGTTGGGGAAGTGAACTTATATTCGCTACTAATGATAAGTATTGCGGTAAGCTTCTAAGATTTAATCAAGGTAAAAGCTTTTCGATGCATTTTCATAAAGAAAAGCATGAGACTTGGCATGTGTTAGAAGGTACATTTAAATTAGAAACCATAGACACTCAAAACGCTATACGTCACACTGTATTTCTTACGGCAGGAACAACTAAAGAGATACCACCAATGTTACCTCATAAACTTACTTGTATGAATGATAATGGTGTTATCATAGAAGTTTCTTCACCGGATTCAGTAGAAGATAACTACAGAATTGAAACAGGTGATAGTCAAAAATGAAAATTCTAGTAACTGGTAGTAAAGGGTTCATCGGCCAGAATATGATAAACCACTTACAGAATCATCATGAGGTAAGTACTTATGATTGGTCTTGGATACATCCTAATGTAAAAAATCAAGATTTGGTAATTCATCTCGGTGCTATTAGTTCAACAACAGCTACGGTTGATAGTGTTTTAAATCAAAACTTAGTTTCTAGTATTGAACTATTCGAAGATTGTATTAAGCATGGTGTTGATTTTCAATTTGCTTCATCTGCTAGTGTCTATGGGTTAAGTTCTTCTTTCTCAGAATCTTCTAAACCTAATCCAGTAAATCATTATGCAAGAAGTAAGTATCTATTTGAAGAGTACATGAACACACGTGATGCACCTATTAAATGGCAAGCATTTCGTTACTTTAATGTATATGGTCCTCATGAAGAACACAAGGGAAATCAAGCAAGTCCATACACTCAATTTGAAAAGCAAGCAAAAGAGAATGGTGTAATTAAACTTTTTGAAGGTAGCAAAGAATTTAAACGAGACTTTATTCATGTAAATGACATTGTTCAATTGCACTCTAGATTTATAGATATAGATGAGCGTGGCATATGGAATTTTGGTACAGGAATTACAAAGTCTTTTTATGAAGTTGCAAAAGAGATTGCAGATAAGTGTGAAGCAAGTATAGAATACATTCCTATGCCTGACAATATCAAAGAACACTATCAAATGTTTACACGTGCTAACACAACAAAACTACGGGCGTCACTAGATGAAAATACTCCTTATTGATGGATTAGGATTAGCTTACGATGGAAACACTCTTAACAAAAGAGGAATTGGTGGGTCCGAAGCTGCTGTAATATTACTATCAAAAGAACTTGTAAAAATAGGTTTTGAAGTAACTGTATTAAATAGTTGCATTGATAGTGATTGTTCTCCTGGTAGATATGATGATGTTTTATACATAGACCATTCACAAAGTAGTCTAGTAAAAAATAAGAAGTTTGATGTGGTAGTGCTATCACGTTCAGTGCATCCATTACTTTCAACTCATCGTTATGTTAATCTAGTGATGGGTATTCCTCATCGTGTTTTATGGATGCATGATACGTTTGCTCATGGTGATGAATTTATCGAAGGTGCTTTGCTAGATGGATTCTTACATGAAGTGTACACTTTATCAGATTTTCATACGAACTACGTCTCTAATAATCGACATGGTAATCCTAGAATGTTTGAAGTTATTAAGGATAAGTTTTGGCAAACACGAAACGGCGCTGTTCGTTGGATAGATGAAGTAGATGTAAGAAAAAAAGATAAGAACTTATTTGTCTACAATTCATCTGCAACAAAAGGTCTTATTCCTCTTGTCACTAAGATTTGGCCTAGAATTAAAGAACAACTACCCAATGCAAAACTTACTTGTGTTGGTGGCTTTTATAAGTTTAGAGATAGTGCTGCGCCAGATGAGCAAGAGAAGACTGTTAGAGCTTTGATGAAAGACGATAACTTAAAAAAGTTAGACGTAAATTTCACAGGCGTAGTTACTCAAAAAGAAGTTGCAGAGATTTTAGCAAAGTCTTACATGATGATATACCCACCAGAGTTTCCAGAAACATCTGGCATATCTACAATAGAAAGCTTACTATACAGAACACCTCTTGTCACATCAAACTTTGGTGCATTAGAAGAGACTGCATTAGATTTAGCTTGCTACAAAACTAATTACCCTATAAAGCCAAACGTTCTTTTTCCACATATCAACGAAGAAACTCAGATAGAAGCATTCGTACAAACATTCATTAAAGCATATAATGACCCATATCTACACCAGCAAAAGCAATATGCTTGTGATCAAATTAGAGATATTGTTGGTTGGGATACAGTCGCACTTCAATGGAAACAACATCTTTATAATGTAATGAAGAAGCCTTTGTCTGTTGAAGAATATCGCAAAGTAACTCGTATCAATGAAGACGTTACTAGAGTATTTGGTAGAAGAATACTTAATAAAGAAACAACTAAATTGTATAGAAGTTTTGGTTCTCAAAGAAGAATTGTTATCATATCTCCATTTAGAAATGCTGGAGATTATATACATAAATGTATAGAGTCAGTACAACAACAAGACTATGATAACTATCTACATGTTTTGATTGACGATGCATCAGATGATCCAATTGAAATTAATGAAAAGAATACAGTTGTTATTACTAATACAGAAAGAAAGGGTTGCATTCGAAACCAGATTGAAGCAATAGAAGTATGGACGAAAGAAAATGATATTGTAATACTACTTGATGGTGATGATTGGTTAGTGAATAATAATACAATCTTTCATTTATATAATGACATTTACTCTCGTGGTTATGAATTTACATATGGCTCATGTTGGAGTCAAGCAGATAATATTCCACACATTGCACAAGATTACTCAAGTGAGACAAAACAAAACAAAGCATATAGAAAAGAATTATTTAATTGGAATATTCCTTACTCACACCTAAGAACTTTCTTAGGCTCAGTATTTCACAATGATAAGATTAACTACGATGCCCTAAAAGATAAAGATGGTAACTGGATGATGTCAGGTGGTGATACACCATTCTTCTATGAACTTATCGAAAAGATTGATCCTAGTAAAATATATGTTGTTAAGGATATTATATATAATTATAATGATGAAAATCCGTTAAACGATTACAAAGTAAATAATGAAGAACAAACTCGTAATGCTAGGAGTGCTTTAACATGAAAACTATTTTGATTGCAATACCTACTAACAAGTACGTTGAACCAGAGACATTTAAATCAATATATGATTTGATTATACCAGATGGTTATCGTACAGAGTTTCAGTTCTTTTACGGATATCAAATAGATCAGATACGTAATCTTATTGCCTCTTGGGGAAAGAATTATGATTACTTATTCTGTGTCGATAGTGACATTATACTACCAAACGATACTCTTGTCAAGATGATTCGTCATGATAAAGATATTATTTCTGGTCTTTACATTCAGCGTATACCTAATACACATACGCTTGAAATCTACATGGATAATGATAAAGGTGGTGTGACTAACATACCGCATAACATGATACGAAATCAAGGCTTAATTGAGGTAGATGCATGTGGTATGGGGTGTTGTCTTATCAAGGGTAATGTTCTAAATAAAATGGAGTACCCACATTTTGTGTATAAGTCTGCAATAGATCACAGCAATACTATATCAGAAGACGTTTACTTTTGTAAAAAGGCTAAGAATTTAAAGTTTAGTGTTTGGGCAGATACCAGTATTAAGTGCGAACATATTGGCAAGTATGCATTTACAGTTTAAAATCAAAGTAACAATCTATATAAATAACAGAAGATAGAATGTTTATTAGACAATAAAGAGGAATAGATATGGCTATAGCATTACCAAACAGCCCCACTCTTAACCAAGAAGTCGTTTCAGGTGACGATACGTATAAGTGGGTTGGAGATAAATGGGTTAAAGTCACACCAATTGACATTGATAGGCTTCAGGAAACTGCTACAGTGCAATTTTTCACAGATGCTAAAGCAAGACTAGCTATTAGTGCTACTGGAGACTTATCATACAACAATGTAACTGGTGTGATATCTTACACTGCATCAACTAGTATACCAACAGACCTTTCTGAATTAACAGATAATACTAATGTGATTCCTGATGATTTATCTGACTTAGGTATTGCAGACGGTACTACTGGTCAAGTTCTTACAACAAACGGCTCGGGTGCATTTACGTTTCAAGATACCGCAGGAATAACAGACTACGACATTGAAGTTGTGTCATCTCTTCCTGGATCACCTGTAGCTTCTACAATTTACTTCATTACTTAATAGGATAGAAAAAGATGATTACCGCAACCGCAATTAGAGAATCTTATAGATACACCCCAAAGAATGGTAAACTAGCATTAGAGTTTGACGGCACTATTGTTGACGAAACTACTGAATGCGAAGATAGAGTAACTAAGCAGATTATCGTATCCGATACATTAGCAGTAGCATATAGTGAACTAGATGATATGGCGATTGAAAAAATGGTCGAGTGGGAATTAGCTAATAGTAACACTGGAGAATAATAATGGCAATTTATTGGGTTGACCCATATATAGAATCTTATTCTGGTGGTATCCATGGTACTTCTAATACGTCTAGTAAGACAGGAACTTATGCAGCTCCTTGGTCATTTACAGACGTTCTAACAACTGGCGTAAGTACAGGTAATTTTCCAAATAGTACTACATTAACTAGTGGAGATGAGATTAGATTAAAAGGTCTTCCTCGTGCTTCGTTTTTAGTAGATGCAGGTAGCAATTATTACACAAGTAACTACTATAGGATTGGAACATCAAACGCAACTGGAACAACCATGAACGACTACTTGGCTGGCAACAGTGGTAGTCAGTGGACATCAGCAAGCGGTAAGTCCGGTTGGATGTTTTGTTTTGATCCTGTTGATACAGACCAGTTTGCAATAACAGACTCATCAGGCGATAAACCATTACATTTCTTTGGTGGAACATATACTACGAATAGCTCATATATTAATACTTATTCTGGTAGTGGAATGGGTGGGCACGCTAGAGGTTGGTTTAAGGATCAATACCCAAACTCTGGTACAGCTAACGCTACAATATATATTATTGATCCTCAATACTATATTGACACATCTACGTTCTATACATCCAGCAATAGCACATATTTTTGTGTTCAACAAAATATAGATATTACTGTTACTGATGGTTGGACTTCAGAGACCCAAAGAAACGGGTACA